AAAGCTATTCCTTTAGAAATTCCTTCTGCATAGCCAACATTACTTGCTAATGTAGCATTAACAGATGCATTCCAATCATCATATCTAACTAAAGTATTATCTGTATTTGGAGTAATAAAATTTAAATAATAAGCATCTCCAGCTACAGTTCCTGGACTACTTATTTTATTATAATTACTAAATTGATAATCTCCTTGTAAACCAGCAGTTATCTCACCTGTTGCTGCACTACCAACACAATTTTCGATATTTCTACTTTCAGAAAAAACATTACTTCCATCTGAAAATACACTGCCTGAACTTTCTTGTCCTGCTATATTTACTGTATGTCTAGTAAGAGTACCACTTTGCCATCTAACATCTATAACAAATGTTTGCATAGCAAGTGAGGCATTATTAGGAAATTGTAGTTCAAAATAATGTGTTTGACCTAATGCATTATAATGTGTTACACCATTTAAAACTGGTTGTGGATAAGGAGCTGGATACGCTGATGCTACATCTACTACTTTATCACATACAACACAAGCACTATAACTAACAATTACTATAGGATTACCTCCTTTATGAGAAGAATGTCTAAATCCGTATACAGTAGCATATCTTTTATCAAAAGGTATTTGAGCATTTCTTGCAAATTTTGCAATAGCCTGATCTGTATTTATTTTTGAATTTTTAGTAAATTTTTCTCTTGCTGCTTGTTTAGCAGTTTGCTGTCTTCTTTTAAATTTTTCTTTTTGAGAAAGTTGTGCATTAAAAGCATTATAAGCACCTGAATCTGTAGATGCTAATTCTTTAAGAATTTCATTACTAGAACTAGATGATTCACGAGACGTTTCAGATCTTTCTGACCCTCTAGAACTACCACCATATCTGTCTTCTTCTGTTGCCATTTAATAATTGTTTTAACAATTACAACCGCAAGTCAGATCACAAATTTCTTTTGCTTTAGTATATTTGTTATAAGCGTCTAATTGATAAGAATTTGTAGAAACATTATTATCTCCTATATTAGAACTATCTACAGCTGTTTTAGCTGAATTTAACAATAAAAATATTTTTTGAGCTTTAGCTAGAGATTTTGCACATCTGGCGCAGTCGCATTCACAAGCTATTAATTCGTTTGTTAGCTTTACTAAACAACAATCTATATCACAATGTAAAAGAACTAATTTTTCTTCTACTTGAGTTCCGTTTTCCTCTAAAGTAACTAAATACACTCCACCTACTGTACTATTATCAGTTTGAACAGTAAAGTTCCATGAAGCATATCCACTTCCTGGATAAGTTACAAAATTAGAGTCAACAACTTGATTTGTTGCTGCGTCTATTAATTTAATTGTGCCACCGCTAACTCCTGCAGTATATTGACTAGCTTGTACAGAAATATACTTGCAATTACTTACGGATTGTACTAGTAATGCCATAATTTTGATTTATAAAAAAAGACCGATAGGGGGACCAAGCCCCCTATAAGTCTTATTAATTTAAGAGATTATGATAAATCTCCAGTTTGTACGTATTCTACGAACAAAGTAAGTTTACCTGCATCAATTGCGTGATCATTGTTAAGAGTTAACAATAATTCCTTATCTGCAGTTAATGCAACCATAGTAGCATCTCTTGCTATACCCATGTTAAGTGCTGTTAAAGCACCACCATCTAAAGCATAGTTATCAATTAATGTCATACCAATACCTGCTGCATATTGTACAGTATTACATGCAACTGCTGCAATAAATGCTCCTGTAGCTCCAGTATAACCTAAAGCTAATGTTGTTGAGTTATCTCCATCGTCAGTAACTGCTGTTTCACAATACGTCCAAGCCCTTGTAATTAAAGCTCCTTCAGGGATAATTACGCTATATCCTTCAACATAACCATTATCGCTATTTGTGCTTGTTCCAGGAGCATAAGATTTGTTAGTAGCTAAAGTACCACTAGCACTTATATCCCAAACCGCTTTTACGACTACTGGATTTACTATATTATTTGCCATTTTTTCTATTTTTTAAAAGTTAATATTATAAATTTACGTTTGCGAATCCAGCTGATAATAAGTAAGGATTAAGAACCCCCTCTAACGCTGAAGTCAAAGCTGCTGTTCCATTATCAAAAGCTATGTTTAACTCGATAATATTATCAACACCATGAATTTGTGAACTAGAAGATCCGTCTTTAGTAGCTGCAATGCAGTACATATCATAAGGTTCTGCTACCTCAGTTACTAAACTTGGAGTAACAGGAAGTTCAATTCTGTTGTAATAACCGTATTGAGCTCCTCTTAAGTCTTCTTCTAACTGTTTTACGTAGTATCCATCACCAGCACCTCTGTTTGCTGCTGAAGTTGCATCTACATCTACAGTTACTGTAGTTGTGTCCCAGTCTCCGCTATTATCTGCAAAGTCCCAAAGAACTACGTCTCCTTGAACAGATCCGTCTGCTTTAGTTTCACCTTTCTTATAACCAGTAATAGTTATAGTTCCTGATGAATCAGAACATGTTTTAATCCAATGAGGAAGATCTGCGTTAATTGCTACAGCTAAAGCAGCTGATACTACTGTATTTGCATTACCGCTTGCTACTGAAATTTCATAAGACTTTAATTCAAATGGTTCTGCACCATTAGTCTTATTAATAAGTTTACACTCTAAAGTGTACGCAGCGCCAGCTGTGCCAGAAAAAGCTAAAGTACCTACTTGTGCTACTTGTGCAACATGAGATTTACCACTCCAGTTAATTACGTCTTTACCATAAACCCAAGGACTTACAATATTAGTTGTTCCATTCCCTTGTACAATTCTAAATTGTGCAGAGTCTGCGATTGTGTCTCCAGGTAACATTGGTGTAGGTCCTGAAGCGCTTAATTTTTGGATGTCTAATGCACCATTAGCTAATACTCCACTAGAGTAAGAAACTGCTACATCATTTCCAATATACAAATGTCTTGCCATTTTTTCTAAATTTTAAAATTAATAAATTTATTCATTTTTACTCAACTCTATTTGTTGAGATTTATATCGAGGGTCACTAATCGCCTCTAAAATACTGCTCACTGTCATATCCACTATCTCTTGATGAGAGTGTTCAGGCAGTTCACAATCTGTGCCCAAATTTAAGGAAATTTCGGCAGGTTTTCTAATATATGTGATTTTTACATTATCTATTATAAATATATCACTCGTGTATATATCTATTGAGTTTCCTGAGATTGTTGTCAAAGGATTTGTATACTTTGTTGTGTTAAATGGATCATCTAACATTGTAAATATATCGTCATGCTGTATAAACTTATTTGGAGAATTTATACGTTCTATATTCGAAGATGTAACATCTCGTTTAGCACCCATAGCACTATCTGCATATTGTGCATATACAGTTTTATTAATAGAGAAATCTGGGTTTGTAGAAACTAATGCAGTTGGTTGTGATAATCCAGATGCAGTATTTGTTACAGATGAATCCCAATTTACCCAAGTGTGTATATCAGTATCAACTACTACAATAAATTCACCCGGAGCAACAATACTTCCAAATTCTTCCCAATAAATTTGCATTCCAGTTTGACTAACTATTCCATTATTATTTAGAATTTCATCTTTAATTACTTCTAAAGAATCAGGATATGTAAAACCATTATTTTGAGGTAAATTTGCCCATATTGGTGCATACCCTGAAGCAGAGCTAGCAGGCCAATCAGTTATATCAGCAGTTATTCCTACTAAACCAACTAAAGTATCACTACTAAAAGAAGCTGCAGCTTGTAAAAAATCTAAACCAAATGTAAAATAAGTTACAGGTTTATTTTGAGTTAAAGTAAATTCTAAAGGTTCACACTTGTCTATAATTACAGTAGACCTTTGATTAACTAGATACATATAATCATTAGGAAGTTGATATGAATCAATAAAAAATTTCTGACTATATTGTCCCTTATAAATAGTAGGATTAGAATCCTCTCTAATTAAAGTTCTAAGATCATCAATTCTTTTTTGACTTTCTTCAAAACCTTTTCTATGCAGATTATTTCTACCATATTTGGTATTAATAAACTTTATTTGAGCTTTATTAAGTTCAATGTCAATTTCTTCTGATAATAGCATATCAGCTTGGAATGAATTTATTTTATCCACTCCTTGCTGAACTGCTAAATGCATCTCGTTTACATTCATATTATACTAACGATAATTCTTTAAGTTTTGCTCTTAAAATTGTTAACGTACCAGAATTCTTTTTATCCTTAAGATAAACAACAGTATCGTCCATATCGTCTCCAAGTACTTCATCAATATAAATTACTTGGTTTCCAATCTTTCTTAAAACTCCAGCTGAAATCATTTCGTTTACTTCTGCTTTTAATTCTAAGTTCTTATCAGTTGCTATTCTTAAGAATTTTTTAGGATTCTTACCTTTAATTTCATAAAGAGCGTTTTCAACTTGCTCTTCAGTCATCCTGTCTGGATTTGTATTAGATAGTAATCGTAAAACTCTTTTCATTGACTTAATATTAGATGAAAGTTTAATAAACTCTTTATCTGCGTCTTTATTAAGTTGAATTTTGTTATTTTTTACTTTGTCGTCTCTACTCAAATCTTGAATATAAAAACGTTTACCAAAGTCACTATCCATTTCATCCTTAGTTAAAGCTACATGTGGATGAGCTAAAGCAAATCTATACTTAATATAATCCATAATATTTAATGGAGTTCCATTTTCATCTAGACCAATTTCTAACTCAACACCTGTAAACCCTACAGGAATTGTAAGTTCTGCCCAGTAATTTTTAGAATGCTTTGGCCAATCTTGATGATCAGGACTAACATCTAAAATTCCGTTCATAAACTTTTTTTCCTCTTCTAAGGAAAATCCTTTTAGAGGCTGTCTATTTACATAGACACTACTGAGCTTCATTACAGCTTCAGCTTTCACTGCCTTTGGCAAGTGATTCATGACGTCTTTACGTCTTAAAGTTACTTTTTTATTCATTTCAGTTCTTTTTTTAATTGTTATTAATAGGGTGGGAAGAATAACTCCCCTATATTTAAAATCAAGAGGCGGGGGGATAAACCCCCACGCTCTCAACTAAAAACCAATATATAGACTGCGTTTCCGCCAAATTAAGATGCTGTACAAGTGATGTCAAGCGAAGTATCAAATCTCCTAAGAGCAATACCAGCTGTTTTCAACATATGTACAGACGCCCCGTCAACGTCAGACGCTCTAGAAGAAGTTGATTCAAATCCTCTAGGAACAACTGAACCAGCTACACACCATCTCATAGACTCACGACCTTTTTTATTGATCATTTGTAGGTTGTTTTGTCCATCATAATTTGATTGATCAACAAATACCATTCTATAAGATTCAAGTGAATAACCTGTTACAGGGTGTTTTGATCTCGCTTGAGCAACAGCACCATGGTCAAATAATGGTAATTTTACCACATTAACCGTGTGACCGTCTACGTGCTCGTACGAGTTGAAGTAGCCTGTTAAACCAAGGCTTCTTCCAGAGCCAGTGATGAATCTGTTCTCTCCACCAACTTTCCATGATCCTGCAGATCCTGAGAAGTGATTTTTAAGAGCTTCATCAAATTCTCTAGCTCCACCAGTACCAGTATAAAGCGTAACTTGCTTTTTACTAGCATCAGTCATTTGATAGAATAAATCACCAATAATGTTTTTCAACTTAGTCTCTGTCATAGTAGAATAAGTATCAGTATTAACGATTTGCTCTAAAAGACCAGGACCAATAATAACTGGTTGCCCGTTTTCGTCTTTCATGTAAGTATGACCATTTGAGTCATAAGTTTTTTGTCCGTACCAATAGTACATCTCACATTCTTCTTTAAAGTCAAGCATGTGTAAGTACTCTTCGTAGTCCATCCAAAGTTTAGTAGTTTTTCCACCTTTTGTTGGAAGTGAAAATTCTGCTACAAAATCTTTAGCGTTTCCAGACATGTGGTAAGATTTACGAACTGTAGTCAGTTTGTTTCTTACTTTACCTGGAGTTTCCCAGTTAGAAGCGTTACCTCTTGAGAAGTCAACACCAACTGGTGCATACATTTGAGCCCAAAGAGCTCCTGCTGTAATATCTGCTGCTGCAACTGTTGCTGTAGCTGCTGGATTTACAAGCTGTAAAGTATATTTCCAAGAAGATCCTCCAGCTACTTGCTGTGGTTCTTTCATAATACGAGCTTGTGTCCCAGCTTGAGATACAATTACGTATGGAAATACGAAATGTTTGTCAGGAAATTCAAGTTCAAAACTTGCTCCTCCTAATCCAACGTTAGACGTTGAAGATGGTGTTGCTGCTACCGGTCTTGTTCTCAATCTGTGTGTTGCCACTCTATACTCATATTCTAAGCGATCGATAGACTTAACATTACCAACACCTTCTGTTAAGAAAGATAATGGGAATCTTTTATCATCTTTACCCGCTAAGTGAGTAATGATTGGAGATAATTCAGTAGGCTTAGACAACAACGCATTTGCCAGACTGTTCATGTCAGTCATCTGTGAATCGTTATAAAACGTTTTTTGCACAGAGATGTTTGTTCCGTTTAAAGCCATTTTTCTCTAATTTTTAAAAGTTAATTGCATTTTAAAATTGCCATTTATATACTAAGATCTAAATCGTCAAGGTTAACATTTTTAGTTCGTCTAGTAGATCGTTTAGCGCTTTTTACAGCCTCTTCATTTTTACCAATCTTATCTCTTAACGATTTTGCGCTCTTAGTACGCGCTTTTGTGTCAATCATTTTACTAAGGTCGAAACCTTTAAACATTAAATAATCAACTGCTAATTTAACTTCTAAATCAGCATTAGTATGATCCAAATCTCTTTGAGTCTTACCTTCTTTATTTACAGGGGTTGTAAGATAATCAAAAAACTTATCTTTTTCTCTTGATGGGATTGGTATCCCAGCAACTTGATCGTTTTCATCTATTGTCTTAGCAACTCCACTCCAAAATTCATTCATCTGCGCTTCTTGTTCTCTTTGTGAAACTTTTTGTTGTTCCAACATTTGAGATCTTTGAGCATTTTGCATTTTAGCTAAAGCATCTTTAGCTTGTCCTGCTTTATTGTATAATTTACCACTATCTTCTAAATCATTTATCATTTCATTAATAAATTCTTTGTCGTGGCCTTTTATATTAAAGTACTCACCTAAAAGCGCTTTTTGAGTCGCGTGATCTTTTTCATCAAGAGTAAACTCTCCATAATCTGAAAGAGGATCATTTGATCTCATAAATTGTTTTGAATCTCCTCCTGACAAAACATATTCTAAATGTTGTTTTACTAGAGGAAAAGCCTCTAAAACTTCATCTATTCTATCATCTGCCATTTGAGATGCAATATCCGATGTCATTTCTGCAAGTCCCTCAGCGGTATCTGCGTACTTAGCATCGCTTTCATATCCTACTGTATCTTCTTCAGTTTCATTTTCAGGATCTATATCTTTGTCTTCTTCTTCTTCTTCTGTTTCTTCAACTTTTTCTTGTTGTTCAACTTCTTCTTCTTCTTCCTCTTCTTCTTCTTTAGATTCTGCTGGCGCTTCTAAGCCATCTACTTCTAACTCATCAATAGCATCTTCTTTTGCTACTTCTTCTTTAGGTTCTTCTTTTGTTTCCGGTGCGGCAGGTTCTGCTACTGCAACGGTGTCGATTCCATCACCTCCGATGACATCATCGAAGCTAATATCGTCTAGTTGTATTCTTTCATTTGGGTCCATATTATATAGTTTTTAAGTTACAAATTTATAAAATATACAAGTATTTTTTATACATTTTATTTTTTATGTGTGTTGTTTATTATATAACACTTATTTATTTTTATTTTTAATTTTTCTTAGTTTTTTACGTGTTCCTCCCTTTTTAAATTTATAATTAGGATTATCTCTAAGCAATTTCAAATATTCATTTTTAGATAAAATTCCTTGTGGGTTTCTAACTTGAGTTCCTTTTGGACCAAATATTGTAGTAATATTCGCACCCCTACTTACAAAATTAGGATTAACAATAGATCCTGGAGGTATTTTAGCAAGATCATCTACACTTTTTCCTAGTGTTGTATATACACCTCCACCCAGCTCTAGAGGTAAATCAAATTTACCTTTATTCCATTTTCCTACATTTTGAGTATATGGAAATTGAAAATTTAAAGCATCTGTTCTTTTCTTAATTGTACTAACACTTTCTGGTCCTACTAAAGGATTTCCTCTACCCATCTTTATTATATAGGGATTTCCTCCTTTATTTCCTCTACCATATAAATTTATTAGATTAGAGTGATCCCTTGGCCCACTACCTAAAATCCAAGATTGATCACTAGTGGTACTTAATACATCAAAAGGGGTTTCTCTTTGTAATTGTGAATATCCTGTACGTCTTCCTGTAGTTGGTA